GACCTTCGCCGTCGCGAACGTCGACGTCCTGGACATCATGTACGGCGTCTACGTGCCCGTCTCGCGGCAGTACCAGAACGACGCGATCGGCGGCCTCGAGTACGTTGCCCGCAAGTCTGGCGAGGCGCTCGCGAACCTCCTCGAGACCGAGTACACGACCGGCGCGGGCGGCGCGGGCAACATGCCCGGCCTCCTCAGCTTCTCGATCCAGAACGGCGGCGACATCGGATCGGCGATCGCCGACCTGACCGGCGACGACCTCATCGACGTCGCCCACTCGATCCTCCCGCAGTACCGCCGCGGCAACGTCGGCTACATGATGAACGACACGGTGCTCCGCACCGTCCGCAAGATCAAGATCGCGAGCGGCTCGAGCGAGTACATCTGGAAGCCGCCCGCGACCTACTCGGACATCCGTGACGGCGTGCCGTCGACGATCTACGGCTTCCCGGTCTACGTCAACCAGGCGATGACCAACGCCGCAGGCGACAAGGCGATCGTCTTCGGCAACTGGGACTACTACGAGATCTATGACCGTGACGGCGGCGCGTCGGTGATGATCGACCCGTACGGCCTCTCGACGAGCTTCATGAACCGCGTGGTCGTCGGGCACCGCACCTACGGCGTGTGCACGAACAACCTCGCGTTCGCCTACCTCACCGTCTAAACATCTTTCCCACGCGGACCGGCTCCCCGAAAGGGGAGCACGGTCTTTTCCATGTCGGTCCCTCTCTCCACGATCAAGAGCGCGCTTCGCATCGACTACGACGATGACGACGCCGACCTCATCCGCCTCCGCGAGGCGGCGATGCAGCTCGTCGAGCGCGACACCGGGCGGGCGCTCACGCAGCGCACGGAGACGCTCTACCTCTCCGAGTGGACCGACACCGTCCTTCCCGGCTTCCCGTTCACGTCCGTCACGCTCATCAACTACACGACGGAGGCGGGCTCCCAGACGCTTCCCACAACCGATTGGTGGGTGGACCTCTCCGACGGCCCGATGCCCGTGCTGCGGTTCCTCGAGCGCCCAGGACGCAAGGAGGGGACGATGATCGTCGTGACCTACGCGTGCGGCCACGACGCGCTCCCCGACCCGCTCACGCATTGCGTGATCGCGCTCGTCGGCGCCTGGTACAACAATCCCGAGGCGTTCCAACCGATCGGGCTCAACGTCGTGCCGATGTCGGTCGGATTCATAATGGACTCCTACCGCGTCAGGAGCCCGCTGCGATGATCTCGGGCGGCCGCCTCCACCGCACCGCGACCGTCCTCACGGCGTCGACCACGACCGACAATCTCGGCCGGCGGACGAACACCTACACGGGCAACGGAACGATCCGCTGCGACATGCGCGAGCAGGGCTCCCAGGAGAGCGTGTACGCCGACGGCGTCGCAGTGGTGAGCAACTGGGAGATCCGGACGCGGTGGCCGAACATCGCCCGCGTCGGCCTCACCGAAGTCGACCGCCTCAGCGTGCGTGGGAAAACCCTTCGGATCATCTCGATCGTGAACCTCGACGAAGCCGACCGCGTCGCCGTCATCCAGTGCGCGGAGGTCCAGTGAGCGCGAACCCGATCGAAGCCCGCGTGAAGACATGGATCGGCACGGCGACGACCGCGTCGACGCGCGTCTACAACGGCTCGCGGATGCAGTCGACCACGCTCCCCGCGATCGTGTTCGAGGTCACCGACGGCGCGGCGGCGGCGCTGAAGGGCCCGGCGAACAACGACGTCGACCAGTGGAGCGTGAGCTTGAAGGCCGTCGCCGAGACACAGTTCGACGCGCAGAATCTCGCCGAGGATGCGATCGTCAAGATCAACGCCCACGCCGACTTCGCCGCGGGAAAGAGCGTCTGCTACGAACCCACGTACCGCGTGATCGAGGAACCCATCCTGGGCGAAGGCGACGAAGCGGCGCCCGCGATCTGCACTGCAACTCTCATCATCATGCACAGGATCTAATCCATGCCTATCAAGACCTCAGGAAACTCACTGGTCCAGTGGGGATCGACACCGGCGACCATCACCAACGTCGCAAACGTGACCGCGAACCTCTCGCAGGCATCCATTGAGACGACCGCGGTAAATGGCACGTTCAAGAAGTTCGAATCCGGAATCCTCGAGGGAACCGTCGATGTCGAGCTCTTCTACCTCGAGAGCGATCACACGCTCGCGCCGATCAAGCCAGGCGATAGCCTCGTCAACTTCGGCGTGGTGCTCGACACGAACACCTCGATCACGTGCGCGAACGCCCTGGTCGAGCAGTCGCGCGTCACGATCGCGCCCAACAGCGTGGTCAACGTCGCCTTCACCGTCCGCCTTCACAACGCCGCGATCACCGTCGCATGATCGCCGCACTCCTCGCCAAGCCCAAGGTGATCGAGTTCCGAGGCGAGCGGATCACGCTGCGCCGCCCGAACGTCGCCGACATGGCGGCGCTCCTCGACGCGCGCGAGCGCGGCGAGAACCTGGTCGCCTGGCTCATCCACAACCACGTGATGGACGGGGACTCCCCGGCCTTCGAATCGCTCGAACAGTGCCTCCGCCTCGAGGCCGTCGCATCGAGGCAACTCGCGGAGGAGATCGACAAGCTCTACTCCGAAGGGATGGACTAGCCTTGCCCGCGCGCGAGGTCCTGCGCGCGATCGGCCTCAAGATGGACTTGACGACCCCGCTAGCCGTGATGCACGCACTTCACGGACCGAGAGGAATGGCCGTAGATGTCTGGAAACGCCTTCAAGGTAGCCGTGGAGATCAACTACGGCGACATCGATGCGGTGAATCGGCGGCTCTCGAAGCTTGCGATTCCGGCGTCGACGAAGGCGATGAAGAGCGGCTTTCGCCAATGGTTCAAGGGCGTGAGATCGACGGCGAAGGCACTGGCCCCGTACGGTGACACGCGCGCGATGGAAACCGTCCGCGGGCAGAAGCGCCCGAACCCGCACATCCGCGACCACATCGCCTACACCGTGCGCGGCTACGCCAAGGGCCGCGTCGTTTGGGGCGCGCTCGGCGTCAAGGAGCGCCGCGGCTCCTACGACACGCCGCACTGGTATCTGCGGTGGGTCGAGTTCGGGCACGAAATCAAGCGCCGCGCCACGCAGAACGAGGCGATGCTCTTGAAGTCGCGCGGTGAGCGCCGCATGACGATGACGATCGGCCGCGTGCTCGGGAAGAAGTTCATCGAGCGCGCATACCAGGCGAACGCGACGCGGCTCCTCCCGATCATGGAGGACGCGATCGCGCGCGAGGTCCTGAAGGAGTGGTCGAATGGCTAAGATCTCGAAGGTCAACGTCGCGATCACCGGCGACTCGTCGGGCCTCCAGAAGGCAGGCGACCAGGCGCAGGCGAAGATGCGGCAGATCCGCGCGCAGGCCGATGCCACCGGGCGCGCGCTCGGCGGGATGCGCGGCCAGGCGAACCAGCTCGCCGAGAGCCTCACCAAGCTCGGCGTCGGCGGGCGGGCGCTGCAAGGCCTGGGCGCCGTCGCGGGGCTCGGGCAGATCGGCCTGGGCGCTGCGACGATGGGCGGCGCGGGCCTCGCCTTCGCGGGCGTCGCCGCGGCCGCGGTCTCGGTCAACGCGCTCGCCGACAGCTACGCGCAGCTCCGCGCGGACGCGAAGGCCGCTAACGACGCCATGAAGAGCGGCGCCCAGACCGCCGAGCAATGGCGCAAGCTCGGATTCACGCGCGAGGGCGGCATGGCGCTCGCGGCGATCGGCGCCCGGCAAGGCCCCGAGCCGATCGGATTCGGCCGCGCGTTCACGCAGGCGCAGGCGCTCGCGGGCACCGACCGCAGCGCCCTCCAGAACGTGTTCGAGTACGGGCCGGGCGGCATCGGCTCCGTCCTGGGCACGCTCCTCGCGGGCGGCGTGCCGACGCCCCAGACGATCGCCCAGGCGATCGGCGCCCAGGAGACGCAGGCGCTCGGCTCGGGCATCGCGGGCACCACGACCGGCGCGCTCTCGATCAATCCCGTGACGGCGGCTCCCGTCGGCGTGTTCCTCTCGGCTCAGACGATGCTCGAGCAGCTCGGGAAGCTATTCTCGCGGTAACCACATGGCACTGACCACGACCATCGTACGAACCCAGTGGACCGACGGCGGGCCGAGCACGTCGCAGGGATTCGTGATCCAGTGGCGCGTGGTCTCCGACATCGCGCTCTCCCTCACGCTGTCGAGCTCCGCGAAGTCGATCCAGGACGCCACGTGCGGAGAGCCTGGCGACCCGATCCCCGGGACGGTGTTCTCGACGTCCTCGAAAACCACGACGCTGCGGCTCCGCGCGTTCCAGGTCGACCCCGTGCTCGGCTCGAAGGGCTACGTCTTCGACGTGACCGCGACGTACTCGAGCGAGTACACGTGGGCGAACATCTCGGGCGGCGGCGGGACCGACAAGCTCGTCCTACCCGTCACCGTCGACATGGAGGCGGGAGAGCGCACGATGCAGGCGTGGCGCACCGCTTCGAGCCTGGGCGGATTCGCCGTCGCGCCGAGCTACATCTACGGGAAGAGCGTGAACATCGGCGGGACGGGCATCGACGACGCAGGCAAGCCCACGCAGGTCCGCGTGCCCACGATGGACGTGCGGATCTCGATGATCCAGGACACAAGCAACACGGCCGCGGGCACGCTCGTCACCGTCTATGACAAGATCAACACCGTCCAGGGCAAGTGGAACAACACCACGTTCCTGCACTGGGGCGCCTACGAAGTCTTCTGCACGTCGGCGACGGTCACCAACATCCGCGACGAGTACTACCGCGTCACCTACAACTTCCGTTGGGACTACTGGCGCGACTGCAACCAGGTGCCCGAGTACGACACGAACGGTCTCCCGATCATCGACGGCTCGACGAAGAAAGCCAAGTTCGTGTTCTGGACCGGCTTGAACCGCGGTAACGCCGACCTCAACGTGATCTTCAATACCAACACCGACGCCGTCGTCGCCAAGCAAATGGCGCTCAAGGGCTCCTACCTCACCTATCCGTGAACCGAACGCAGCTCAACAAGCTCGACCATGCGTACAGCCGCGCCGACGTCTCGGGCGACGCCGAGGCGATCGACCGCGTCCGCGAGGCGCGCCCGCAGTTCCTCATCGCGAGGATCGAGAGCTACACGTCGATCGGGACCTATCGGTGGCTCTACACGTGGAGCATGGCCGAGGTCCAACCGACGACCGTCGGCAGCGGCCACGACTTCGCGGTACGCGCCGCCGAGACCTGGTACACCGGGCAGGCGCTCAACGTCTGCGAGGGATTCAACAGCGCCGCGTACGTCGGCCCGGGCATCAACCCCGCCAACATTCCCGCGGGATTCTCCGTGCAACCGATCACGGGATACGTGATGATCTTCCCCCAGAACCGGGCGATCGTCTCGGGCGCGGGTGGCGAGGAGATGTGGGTGTTCTACGCACCGAACGCGATTGATGGAGTCTGCACATGACGATCGGACGAGATTTCATCATCCAGCAGGGCGCTACGTTCTCCTTCGAGGAGCACATCACCGACGTCGCGCATCATGCCGGCTACACCGCCCGCATGAAGGCGCGCGGACAGCACGCATCGACCACGACCATGTTCGCGATCGACAGCGTGACCAACCCGACCGAGATCGCGTGGGTGAATCACGGCGCGCATGGCGATATCAGCGTAACCCTTTCCGCGACGAAGACCGCAGGATTCGCCGCGCCCTGGACGGGCGTCTACGACATCGAGCTCCAGGAGACCGCGACGGGCATCGTGCTCCGCATCCTGGAGGGTTCCGTGTACATCACCCCAGAAGCAACGAGGTAGCCATGCCGGAGAAGGCCAAGACACTGACCGTGAACGGAAGCGGCGGAGCATTCGTGCAGATCGACGCGATGGGAGGTCCCGTGTTCCTGCACATGAACAACAACGGCGGGCAGGCGCTCGACGTCGTGTTCGGCGTAGCGGACGCGACCGCGGCGGCCGCAACTGCGGCCGCGCAGCGGTTCGTGCTTCCGACCGGAACCACGCCCGGATGCATCATCACCAACCTTCGGTGCACGCCGAACCAGACGTGGATTCGATCGAACACCGCGACCGCCCCGACCGGGATCGGCGTCGTCCTCTCCTGGTAAACCAATGGACGTCGCCACGCTCGCCGGTGCTCTCGGCATCATCGCATCCGTCGTGACCACGACGATGGTCGTTGTCGGCAAGCTCACGCGCGTCGAGGTGATGCTCGCCGAGCTCCGCGCGACAATGGCGCACTATGAGGGCCGCATCGCGGCGCTCGAAAGGAAGCATCATGAAAGGCAACCGTAAGACGACGTTCGCCGGCATCGCCGCGATCCTCACTGCGGCGGCGGGCATCCTCAACGGGTGGCCCGATGCCGTCGATTGGCCCGCGGCGGTCTCCGCGATCATCGCGGGCATCGGCCTGATCCTCGCGAAGGACGCGGAGCCGCGTGCTTGAACGACTGCTCACCGAGATCGCCGTGGCGATCCTCGCCCACTACGCGAGGCGGCCTCGCGCGCGCGACGCGGATCTCGATCCTCGCCGCGGGCGTGCTGCTGTGGCCGTTCGCGAGTGGTTGCGGCGACACGGTGATGATCAGGCAGGGAAGCCCAGTTAGGATCGCCGAGCCCGTGCACGTGCTCCAGCTCGAGGGCGGCGAGTGGGTGCGGAGCGCCCGCAAGGTGGATATCCGCGGGTGGTATGCAGTGAGCCCCGAGGAGGTCGAGTAGTGCACCGCGTCTGCTGCTGCAACGGCTGCCCGACGACGTGCTGCGACTTCTGGTCGTGCTCGCCGACGGCGCCGATCAATGTCACCTTCCAGCACAACGTCGAGCTTCGCGAGGAGTGCGACAACGGGCAGAGCCTCACGACGATCGAGGGCCAAGTCACGATCACCGCGACGATGACGCGGACCGACAACGCCGACTGCAACCTCACGCGGTACGTTGCCAACCAGGTCACGCTGAACATCCAGTGGACGCAGCGCGTCTACAACTTCGAGAACAACGCCGTGTGCGACCAACCGCCGCACCCGTGCATCCCCGACTACTGCGACGATTGCATCTGCGACGTGCCCGAGAAGTATCTCGCCTACACGCGGACATGGACCTACAACCAAGTCTTGAACGGCGCGGGCAACGTGAACCTACAGCCGCTCGCCTGGTACACGCCGCGCGTGCCGCGGAATGCGGCGCTGACGATCCTCTGCCACGCCGGGCAGTGCGATCCCGAATGCGTGCACCCGGTCCTCATCTTCACGCCCGCGAAGACGTGCGAGGTCCCGCCGGGCGGATGCACCGACTCGAACGGCGACCCGTACGCCTGCATCGGGATGCAGGAGACCGTCACGTGCGGGCCCGTGTACACGTGCCTCGCGGACCCGATCTGCACGTTCAACCAGGTGGTCCCGTACTGCGTGAAGCCCTTCGCGATCTACGGCCGCGGGTGCCTCTCGGCGACGAGCTTCGACGACCCCTATCACGACGTCCTCTCGCTCGACAAGCTCTCCGAGTTCCCGCTCACCTACTCGGCGGCGGATCCGTCCACGATCGACTGCAACCCGCTGACGGTCGACTACAAGCTCGGCGACTCGATCACCACGTTCGACGCGTTCCCCTGCCTCGAGACGGACCTCTCCGATCCGAGCGGCGTGCGGATCGTGTGCACGCCCACGCCGGTCACGTGCTCCGAGCGCATCCGGAAGACCTACCAGTGGACCATGTGAGCCAATGCCGCTACGCATTCGGCGGCACGTGCCGACACTTGAAGCTCCCGCAGCTCGAGGCGACCGCCGAGCGCTGCGGCGCCTGCGAGCACTACCGCGGGCCCGCGCGCGGCCTGGGCGACGTCGTCGAGACCGCCGCACGCGTGACGGGGGTCAAGGTGCTAGCACGCTGCGCCGAGCGCGTGACGGGGCGCCCGTGCGGATGCCAGAAGCGCCGCGAGGAACTGAATCGCCAGTTTCCTTCAAGCCCTTGACGCCTTCGGACCGATCTAATACCGTGAGCACATGAAGAGGCGCGCCGTTGCAGTGGATGAAGTGACCTGGACAACGCTGCACGCCCTCTCGCGTGGCATGGGTAGATCCTGCCGTCAGATCGTCAAGGAGGCGATCGCGGGCTACTCGGTGATGCTCGACCTTGCCGTGACGGCGAGGCCGAGGAAGGAGACACGACCATGTTCGGAAACGTCTGCGCGATCATCGGGATCGCATTCCTCGCGCTCTGCGCGATCTGGCCGCTCCTCGACGATCGGGGGGTGCGATGAGTCACGACCCGAAGATGGAGATCGAGCCGAATGAGATCAACGATCGTTGGACCCGCGAGTGGAACGCGGCCGTCGGCAACAACCCGTTCAAGGGGCAGTACACGCTCCTCGAGCTTGCCGCGGACGTCCGCAACCGCCTCATCGACCGCGTGGGCGACGTCGGGCCGGGCGACCGGGTGACCGCCCGCCTCATGCTCGAGGCCGTCGGCGTCATTCGCGAGGCGGCGCTCGAGATCGAGAAGCTCCGCATCGAGGTCGAGCGGAAGGAGGGTGCCAAGTGACTCAGGACATCGTGGACAAGCTTCGCGGGATGTACCCAGTGGGTGCGACGCCGTATGGCGGTTTCGTCGTGATCCTCTGGCACTACGCCGCGGACATGAAGTCATGGCGCGAGGAGACCGACCTATGCAAGGATGCGGCCGCCGAGATCGAACGGCTCAGGAAGGAAGTAGCCAGTCTGAAAGCCTGGCCGCACGTGCCTGGGCCAATGCCGGACATCGTCGACCGTCTTTGGGCGATGGACAGCAGCAACTGCTGCGATAGCGATCATCTCTTCGATGGGATCCTCGTCGACGCCGCCCAGGAGATCAGCAAGCTCCGCGCCGAGCTCCGCACGTACACCGACGGCAGCAACGACGACGTCCAGAGGGAGGCCGTATGAGCACCGAGATCGTCGTGCGCCGCAAGGCGCCTGCCGTCGAGGTCGACTCGCAGATCGCCCCGTCCGTCCTGATGCGCGACACGTGCGCGATCGTCGGGCCGCGGATCATCCGCGAGCACTCGAGCGTGATCGACGGGAAGACCTACATCCATGTCTCGGGCGCCACGCTCCTCGCGGGAATCTTCGGATACCACGTGCGCGAGGTCCGCGTGCGCCGCATCGAGATCGGCGACGTCGGCGCCTGGGAGGCGACCGCCGAGATCGTCCGCGCATCCGACGGCGTCGTGCTCGGGCGCGGTTCCTCGATCTGCTGCGACGACGAGCGCGGGTGGTCGAAGCGCCCCCAGTTCGCCCGCCGCGCCATGGCGTCGACCCGCGCGGCCGGGCGGGCGCTCCGTCTCTTCTTCGGCCACGCCATGACCATGCTCGGCGACAACGTCGCCACAACCACGCGAGAGGAAATGCCAGATGAACAGCAGTGAGATCGTCAAGAAGCTCCGCGCGCTCGCCCTCGAGATCGAGGGGCACGTCGCGCCCGCACCGAAGCCCGTCGAGAAGCCCGCCGAGCGGCCGCCGAGCGCCCAGACGGAGGTGACCGTCGGCTACTGGAAGGTGGGCGAGACGAAGAATGGCAAGCCCTACGCCAAGCTCGGCTACACCGAGAACGGCGAGGACGTCTACCTGTGGATGTGGGATGAGAAGCTCATCCTCGCATCCGACCCGATCGCGCGCGGACAGCGCGTCGTCATCAACACGATCCCCTGGAAGGATTCCCGCGCGATCGTCGCGCTCTCGAAGCTCGGGCAACCCGCCGCGCCGAAGAGCGGCATCCAGGACGAGGAGATCCCCTTCTAAGCCATTCGCGTTGGGGGAGGCGGCGTCTGACGCGCCGCTTCCCCTTTCCCACGACCTCCTTCACGGCGCAGGCTCCTCGCGTCGTGCACCCCAGGGCCCTCCCACCACGCTTGCCGGTGGGAGGGCCTTTTTACGGAGGCACAACCATGGAGCAAGCAGTGGCACGGATGGCCGACTTGATCAGGGAAGGCATGGCACCCGCCAAGGCGGCGGGAACGGCGGCGGCGGAGTATGGGCTCGAGGCATCGGAGGTCGCGAGGCTCTGCGCCGCGCGCGCCGTGGGCTCGCGCGAATCGAGGCACGCAGCGAACCGGATGACCCAGGCAGAGGGCCGCGCGTTCCTGCGCGAGCACCTGGTGCCGAGGACGAAGGTGGACCGCGACTGCCGGCGGGCGGCCGCGGTGGTGTTCATGGAGATCGTGGCGTCCGACGCGGGCGCGCCCAGGGGCGCCGCGGCGATCTCGAACGTCTACCGCGAGGAGACGGAGGACCTCGACCCCGAGCAACAGCTCATCGTCCAGCATGAGCTCATCCGCCTCTGGAAGGCGCTCCCGCCCGAGCTCGATCCGCGCGAGTTCCGCCGGTCCGACCTCCCGCGCGACAACTGGCTCTTCAAGCTCCTCGAGGACAGCGCGTTCTACAAGTGGGTGCCCCGTGGATGATCCGATCATCCTGACGTCGCCCGAGCTCGCCAAGGGCCCGCCGACCCTGCGCGAGCCGATCGTCGACGGCCTCTTCCGCCGCGGCGAGGTCGTGAACTGGATCGCCTCGCCGAAGGTGGGCAAAACGTGGATGCTCTACAAGCTTCTCCTCGCCGTCTGCACCGGCACCGAATGGCTCGGGCGGAAGGTCCGAAAGGGGCGCGTCCTCCTGGTCGACAACGAGCTACACCCCGAGACGGGCCTCCAGAGGCTCCACAAGGTCGCCCAAGGCGTCGGGGCCGACCTGAGGGCCGTGGACGCCCAGATGTCGTGCGCGTGGCTCAGAGGGGCGTATACGAGCCTGGAGGCGATCGAGGCGGCCGTCCGCTCGGAGCCGAGGGGGACGTTCTCGGTGATCGCCCTCGACGCCTTCTACCGGCTCATCCCGAAAGGGACCGACGAGAACGCGAACGGCGACATGGTCCAGATCTACAACCACCTCGACCGGATCGCGGCCGCGTCGGGCGCGGCGATCATCAACGTGCACCATGCCTCGAAGGGCGACCAGAGCCAGAAGGGCACGACCGACGTCGGATCGGGCGCGGGCGCGATCTCTCGCGCCGTCGACACCCACATCGTCTACCTTCGCCACGCCGAGGAGGGGTGCGTGACGATGCGCGCCGTCGCCAGAAGCTTCCCGCCGCCCAAGGCGTGCGTCCTGCGCGTCGCCCCGCCCGACGTGGTCCTCGAGGACGGACTAGACCCCGATGACCTCTGGACGCCCAAGAAGGGCGCCCAGGCGGCCAAGCGCGAAATGACGGCCGAGGAGTTCGCCGCGATGTTCGTCGACGGCAAGGCAGGGAAGGGCGAGGTCCTCGAGCGCGCCATGTCGCATGGCATCCCGAAGGCGAAGGCGCGCGAGCTCCTGGCATTCGCGGTCGACTCCCAAATGGTCGAGATCGTGCTCGGCAAGGCCGACGGCGGGCGCCCGAAGCATCTCCTCAGGCGCGTCTAATACAGGCGCGGAAGCGTCTCTGGAGGCGGGGGACTTACTTTCCGCCGCCTATAAAGAGAATGGCGGAAAGTAAGTGGCGCTTATGCTGCGCGCCACGTACATTTCCGCCTGACAGCCGGACGAAAGGTGGTGATCGTGGGAGGAATGCAACGCCGGAAGGGCGCCACAGGCGAGCGTGAGATCGTGCAAGAGCTCAACAGGCTCGGGATGCTCTGCCGGCGGACGGCGCAGTACTGCGGCAAGGCCGGGACGGCCGCCGACGTCGTCTGCGAAGGCATGAACCTTCACGTGGAGGTCAAGAGGACCGAACGGCTCGAGCTCGGCAAGGCCGTGGAGCAGTGTCGGCGCGACGCCCATGGGCGCCCCTGGGTGATCCTCCACCGCTCGAACGGTCGCCCATGGCTCGCGATCATGCAGCTCGAGCACTGGGTTGAGGACTCGGTGCAGTGCTCGAGCGCCCGTCACGTACGGAGGGAACGCATTGAGGCCGCAGAGCCACCACAAGACGTTT